ACGTGCTTGCTCGGCACCATCTCGCGGTAAGGCAGGACGCCGTTCTCCCTCATCTTGTCCTGCACCTTCTTCGGCTGTGAGAAGAACCAGGCGTCGAACGACCTGGCCTCCTTCGCGGGGGCCGTGAGGTCGTTGAGTCTGGCACGGGTCACGCACCGATTGGAAAGGTTATTGCTCGCAGGGCAAACGGCAAAGGTCGTCAGGCCTCCTGCGATCGTTCGTTGATGTAGTCGAAGGTCACCGGGTCGAAGCGCACGAAGCCGTAACGGACGAGGCGGGCGAGCATCGAGGATGGCTTGGTCAGTCCTGTCCTTCCTTCGTCCTGTATCGTCTTGGCGATGCCGTCGATGAGCTGGGCCTTGGTCAGTCGTCTGGCCCTGGCATGGAGCCAGTTGGACCACCAGATGCGATGCTTGGCGCCGATGTCGGCCATGGCCTTGGCTCCGGCCTTGGAGCGTCGGAGCATCCCTTCGGGGTCGTTCTCCCAGCGTCGTTTCATGGCGACCTTCTGGGCGATGACATGGCGGATTCTGGCGGAGGTTCGTTTGCGGATCATGGTGCGTCGGAAGTTGTATCTTGTCTCTCACGGCAGGCAGCAGGCCGCGTAAGCGTGCCGTATGCTGTCCTGCCTGTATGTATTTGTTACCCCTTTAGGGGGTAACATACATACTATGGTTTCTCTTAGGGTTTGTGTTAGGGTTTGTGAAAGGGGGGTGTAAGGCAGGGGGGGCTGTCCTACCCCTCGCCGTCAGTTTGAACGCCTTGGCGACCCCTTGGCGGGGCTGGAATCGCTATGCCTTGGGACGACCTCATCTCCGCTTTGGGAGGGGGGCTGGCTGTATTCCCAGCGGATGACCCCTTTCTCGGCGGCGTGGCGGATGTGGATTTCGCCCTTGAACTGCCCTTCCGCGTCCTTGAGCCCAGAGCGATTGCGGCGCTTGGTCAGGCCGAACTTGTAGATCGGCTCCTCGCCTTGGCAGCGGAACAGGACGGCGACCTCGCGGAAATAGTTGGTGAACTCCGACGACCCGAGGCCGGCATAGGCCAGGTCGGCCACGGTCTGACCCTCCTTGTCGGACGCGGCCCGAGGCTTCCCGGTGTGGTGCATGGCGACGAGGACGGCGCCCGTCTCGAGGAGGATGGGGGCGAGGTCATGGCGCAGGAACTTGGAGGCCTGCTCCTGATCGGAGACGTCGATGCCGGCGAAGGACAGGAGCGGGTCGACGAAGACGATGTCCGCCCGGTGTTCACGGACAAGGGAAGCCAAGGCTTCGGTGAAGGCGGTCCCCGTGCTGACGGTGTCGCGGAAGATGGCCATGCGCTCCTTGAGGTCGGCCCGTTCGTCGCCGTCGAGGTAGGCGCCGGTCACCACGTCCTGCAGGGCTTCGCTCACGTCCCCTTCGTCGTTCTCGGCTTGGAGGATGACGGCCCGCAGGGGCTTGGCGGGCTTGATGCCGAAGAAGTCCCTGCCCAGGCACCAATGGACGGCGGCCTGCATCATGAGGGAGGACTTGCCCGTGCCGGACTGCCCGACGATCAGGAGGGATCCGCCCTTGCAAAGCCAGCGGTTGCCGATGACGGCGTTGGGGTCGTCCTTGCGGTCGAAGCCCATGAGCCTGTCGAAGTCCATGCGCTTCGGGCCGTGCCTGACCTTGGAGCCCTTGCGCTTCTCGACGAGGCGGGCATAATGGTCGAGCAGGACGTCGGGGTCGGTGGTCGGGTCGAGGGCGTGTCCTGCGAGGTCGGCGGCTTCGCGCAGGGTCGCCATGCGCCGGATGATTTCGACGTGTTCGGGGCGGTATGCCGAATGACCGCACTCCGTGACCAGGAGCGAGACGGTCAACGCGTCGACGGGCGAGCGGTCGAAGCGCAGCCGTTCGGTGACGGTCAGTTCGTCGGCGGTCTTGCCGTCCAGCTGGAGCGAGCAGATGGCCAGGGCGATGTCGGCGTGGGCGGGCTCGAAGAAGTCGGCAGGGGACAGGTCGGGCGGGAAGGGGAGCGAGTCGCGGAGGAGGACGCCGAGGAGGTGGCGTTCCGCCGGCACGTTGTTCGGAGGAGTCATACCAGCCTGGCCTTTTCAGTGATACGCTTGGCGATGACTTCGCAGTAACGCTCGGACATTTCAATGCCAATGCAAGGGACGCCTAGATTGGCGGACGCGAGCAAGGTAGTTCCTGAGCCAGCGAAAGGGTCTATTACAAGCGAAGGCGATGTGATGCGGATGATACGTTCCATCAGTTCGATGGGTATCTGGCATGGGTGTTCGGTCTTCTCAGCCGATACGTTCTTAACCTGATTGATTTGCCACCAGTCATACAGTCTTGCCCGTTTGCCTGCCTCGATGCGCTTGGCGATGCGCGGGTCAGTCGGGTTGCGATAATCCTGCCCATCCTTGCGGAAGTCGGGCTTGCAGCCAAACCATGCGACCGAGCGACTCTGGCGTGGTGTATTCGATGGATAGACCCATGATACTACGCGTTCTGGAAATCTATCCATAGCCCTAGCGATGCGGAACATGGCCTCTGGGTAATGGATAAGGACAGCCGCGTCAGAAAATACGGCAGCCATGAACCGATAGTATTCGTGTTCGTCCATGCTATCATCGCAATCGTCGTAGTGGTATCCTACGTTGTATGGCGGATCGCTGATGAGCGTGGCGTTGTCGGTCTGAACTGTCTTGTGGAGCAGTTCCTCGACCTTGCCGTGATAAAGGGTCACGGCTCCCTGTTTGAAGTAGGGCTGCATGGAGGAAGAAGGTTTGGGTGTGGGGGCGTGGGTGCCCTTGGTCAAGATGCTTTGCGGTAAAGACGGAGGATGTCGGCCTTGCGGTAGTAGGCGTTGCGGTGCAGGCCGATGATGCCCCGAGGGGTCTTGAAGTAACGCGGCCTGAGTCCTGCCCGGAAGACGCGGCCACGGATGGCGACGTCGGACACGCGCAGCTCGACGGCGAGGTCGACGATGCGGACCCAGCCCTTCGGCACGGCGTCGGCTTCGTGGCGGTGCAGCCCTTCGGAGGCTTCGCGGATCGTGCGGTAGGGCGGCAGGGGGCGGTAGACGTAAGCCTTGTGGCATTGTCCGGTGTCGGCCTTGAACTGATGGGCCATACGCTCGAGGAGTCCGCGTCGGGCTAGGTCGGCGGCCCTGGACGATGCGTTGCGGACGTGGGTGAGCCGTAGTTCCTGCCTGACTTGTTCGACGGTGGACCAGCCCTTCGGGGGCGGGATGACGTGCTCGTGGCGCAGCGCCTCGAGGAGGCGGGCGGGGTCGAAGCGTCTCATCGCTTCTTCGGCGTGTAGACCTTGAGGTCGGTGGTCCAGACCCATTTGGAGCCGACGCGGTGGACGAGCCAGACCTTCCAGTCCTGCCCGTCGACCCATCCTGCGGCGAAGCCTGAGCCCCATCGGGAGGTCGCTAGGCGGTGCGAAGCGTAGGCCATGGCGTCCTTCTGGCAGAGACAGCCGGCGGAGAAAGCGGCTCCGCCTTCGTGCTTGGTCAGGTTGACCTGGCTCAAGGTGTGGGTGTGTCCGTGGATCAGGGCGCCGCCTCGGTCGGCGTAGTGTTTGCCCTGTTCAGGGGTCGCGTTGACGCCGTGGGCGTAGCCGTGGATGAAGGCGACCGGGCCTAGGCGGTAGACTCCGCGTTCGGCGTGGTAGGGCAGGATGGTCTTGGCTCCGCAGGTCTTGGCGGTCGTGCGGATGCGGGCCTCGAGGTCGGCGCAGTAGTCACGGACCAGGGCGGAGCCGGATGTATGCTGGAGGGCGTGGGCGCGGTGCTCGTGGTTGCCCATCAGGTAGACGGTGGGCTTGGTCTTGGCGAGGAAGTCCTCCCCGGCCTCGATGTCCGCGATCAGGGACTCGGCTCCCTCGGCGTCGTTGCCGGCTCCGCGTCGCAGGGAACGGAAGTCGAAGGCGTCCCCGAGATGGACCCGCACGGTGGGCTTGTAGTCCTTGATGAACTCGAGGAGGGCGTCCTGGGCCTCCGGGTCGACCATGTCGCCGTGGTTGTCACCGAAGGCGATGAAGCGGGTGGGCGTGCTCATTTGGAAAGTCCGAGTTCCTTCTCGAGTTTGTCGCGCATGACGCGGGCCTTGCGGATGTCGTTTGACAGCCTGCGGTAGACGTCGAGTTCGGCGGTGCGGTAACGGAAGCAATAACAATCCTTGTTCTTGAAGATGCGCCTGTCCTGCCTGACGGCCATGATGCTTCCTCCGAGCCTTCTGGCGGCGCATGAGACGCTGCCGGGGGATACCTTGAACATGATGGCGGCGATCCTCGTGCTGACTCCGTTCCTCAGCTGGTATATGGCGGCGTCTATGGCCTTTCCTCTGGGGGCTCTCGTGCTCATTTGGAAAGATACGGGAGAGGCTTCCCGGCGTCGAAGGCCTCCAGCATCTCGTCACGGCGCTTGCGGGCCATGGTCAGGTCTTTGCCGATGTTCTCGACGATGTCCTTGCCGCGTCGACGCAGGCGGAACCAATAGCAGTCGCCCAGGCGTTGCAGGTGGTGGTTGGGGTTGTCCTCGATGGCCCGCTCCGACTTGCGGTGGCCGTGGGAGACTGTGAACTTGGGACAGGACGCGAGGAAGGCCATGCGCTCGGGCGAGATGCCGATGCGCCGTCCCCATGCGATCGTCTCGGCGGTCAGAGCCTCCATGACTTCGCGAGGTTGCGCCCTTCGGTCATGATCTGATTCCGGGCGTTCGGCTTGAAGATGTATTCCTGGTCGAACAGGTGAGACGCCCGTATCTCCGCGATGCTGTCGAACTCCTCGTCGTTGGCGGCGCCGACCCCGGCGGTGGAGACGTAGACGGTGCGGACCTTCCAGCCTTTATCCCAGAGGATGTCCTGGCAGACGCGCAGCTCGTTGATGTAGCGCCAATCGGAGCACACGACGGTCTCGGGGGAGGGCTGGTCGTGGTGCTTCATGACCGGGCACCAGTTGGCGAAGTGGCGGGCGAACACGTCACGGTCGATGCGGCGGGCGAACTTGCCGGCCTCGACGAGGAACTGCCGGTTCTCGACCTTGAAATCTTCGTTGAAGAAGTTTCCGTCGAGCTGGAGGTAGTCGAGGTAGTGGTTCGCGGCCTCCTTGAGGGCGTCAGCGAAGTTGATGTGTTCGGCGGGACGGGTCGACCACTCCAGCAGGCCGTTGGCGAGGGTCGACTTGCCCGCCCTGGCGAAGCCTGCGATCAGGACGAGCGTGGGGGCGGCCATGGGCGGAGGGGCGTCGGTCATCGCTCAGAAGGGCGGGGCCTCGGTGTGCGACTCAGGGACGATGGGCTTCTGTCCGCCCTTGGGGAAGGTCAGCTTGTATTTGAACTGCGGCTTGCCGTTCCACTCGCCGTTCGGGATGGCTTCCACGCCGACGAGACAGGTCTTGCCGAAGGCCGGCTCGCAGTAGGTCATGAACTCGGCGGGGGTCGCGTCGAGGCGCAGCTCTTCGGTGAACTTGCCGGAAAACTTGCCGATGAGCATGGCCAGCGGCTTGGCATACTTGGAGCCGTAGGACTTCGACAGGCAGTTGCCCTGGTCGTCGAGGAAGAACAGGCGGGCGGAGGAGGTGCCGTCCTCGTTGTGCTTCACCTTCTCGAACTTGGGCTTGATGAGCTTCAGTTTGTAGGTGCCGTTGACTTCGATGGACTTGAGGGGCGGGCGGTCGTTTTGGGGTTCCATGTGTTTGGGAGATTAGGCGAAGGAGATGTTGGTCGCGGCGCTGGGCTTGGCGGCGAGGTCGATGGTGGTGATCTCCTTCTGGTAGCCGGGCCACTCGCCCGAGGCGGTGCAGTCCTTGTAGAGTTTCACGACGCGCTCGAAATCGAAGGCGGCGTTGGTCATGAGTTCCGGGCCGAGCTCATAGACGGCGGTGGCGTAGGGCGGCTCCTTCTCTACGGCGATGAATCGGAAGCCGAGGACGCGGCACTTGAAGGCCGACTCGACGGCGTGGCGGTAGAAGTAGGCCTGGAGGTTGTAGCGGTATTTTCGGACGGCTTGGAGGAAACCCTGCGGGCTGGCGTCCTCGCAGGTCTTCAAGTCGTAGATGTAGCCGTCGTCGGAGATGCCGTCGATGGCGCACTTGACCAGGATGTCACCGAGGAAGGTCGTGAACATCACTTCCGTCTTGGAGAGGACGATGCCGTGGTCCTTCATGCAGCCGATCGCGGCGTTGGAGACGGCGTCGACCAAGGCGCCTTCGTCGGCGGTCAGGATGGCCTTGCCTTCGTTGGCGGTGGCGAACTCGGCCCACGCGGCCTTGCCTTCCTTGGTGCGTTTGTCGACCTCCGGGGCGATGGCGTGGGTGGCGTTGTAGGCGTCCAGCCCTTCGAGGGCGAGTTTGTGGACGGCGGTGCCGACGCGGAGGGCCTTGCTGTCCTCCTTGGTGCGGGCGAGATACGCCTGGTAGTGGGCCGGGGACTTGAGCAGTTCCTTGGCGCCGGATTGGTTCAGCGCTTGGATGCCGTCGTAGATGACGCGTTCGGTGATGAGGTCGGGCATGGTGTGTTTTCTTGGTGGTTGGGTGTTGGTGGGAAAATCAGATGAGGGCCATGATGGCGTCGGCCTGATCGGGGCGACGGCGGGTGATGGCGGTGACGCACATGGCGGAGCCGACCTCGAACCTCACGCAGGCCACCGGGCGGGTGGCGTAGGTCTTGCATCGTCCCGTGCCGGACAGGTTCTCGCATCGGCAGGGCAGTTCGACGAAGGAGCGGAAGCCGTGGCGGAACACGGAGCCGCGCGTGCGGTAGAACTCCTCGGAGGTGGGCGTGTCGTCGATGGGGGCCATCAGCGACTCGCAGCAGGCTCCCTTGCACAGCTCACAGGCTGTCATCTTCGGGGGCGGCTTCCTCGAGGCCGGCGGAGATGCGGCGCACGTTGTCCAGGGCGGACTCGGCGGCGTTCTCCATCTGTTCGAGGGTGTTACGCAGGACGCGCAGCTGGACGACGACGACGTGGACGCGATCGTGCAGGGGCTTGACGGCGGCGGACTCGTCGGCGGTATGCACGCTGTCCGTGAATACGCTGAGTTCACCGAGGGCGGACCCGGTGAGTTCGTTCAGGGCGGACAGGTCCTCGACGTGCATCTCGACGCGGGAGGTGAGCGCCTTGACCGAAGCCAGGTCGCCGGTGATGTGTTCGACGAGACGCTGGATGTTGTCGCGGTTGGTCATCGGGTGAAGGTAAGTTCCTTTATCTCGCC